ACGGACGAGTTTCCGACCTGTCCAACGAGTTCCTTGACGAGTTCGACTCGATCCTCGAGGTCTAGGTGATTATCTTGGTCACGCCAGTCAGAGAAGTGAAGGGCGTCGAAGACGTGGAAGATCATATTCGAATCATCCTTGCCCTTCTTGTGAGACATCACGACAGAAGCTGATTCGTTCCAGTCTGCACCCATCACTTCGCCATCGAGAACAAACTCATCCCATGGAGCCGCTTCAATCAAAGATTTGATTCGTGGAAGAGTCTCAAGGACCGTACCGTTCCGTGTGAACATCGTCACTTCGCCATTGTGCTTCACGGCAACACACCTGAGACCATCCAACTTCGGTTCGACACGAACAGGATACATGACTGGATCTTCGATGATGATACCCTTACCATCCTCATAACGAGTCGAAAGAGTTTCTGCAAGCTGCACAGAGAATCCGACGATGGCACCCGGCCATACCTTATTAACTGTCGTGGACTGAACACCACAACGAAGGTTTTTTAGAAGAATTCTCTGGCACCATTTCTGCTGTGGGCCTGTCATGTCCGTAAAAAGACTGACAACAAGATCCTTTGCAGCATTACCTGTTACAACACGCGTGGACAACTTTTCGTAGATATCCTCAAGAAAATGTTCTAGAACGAGGTCGTCGGCGCCGATTCCTTCGGCCTTGGGCATCTTGAACTTGTTGACATAATAGTTGATATAAGGATCGCCAGCTGCAATAAAGACCTTCTTGAGGAGATCATTGTTGACCTGCGACTCAAGAAGTTCTTCTTTAAAGAGACGAGAGTTGTTCGATTCGAGTTGTTCCAAGATATCGATCGTCGACATGGTCTTAATTTACCACGCTTCGGTCGCTAATGTCATGACTCTTCGACGTTTGTTTCTCTTCTTTTCTTAGATGTTTTATGAGAAAAAACTTGCGTTTCTGCAGGCTTTTCCTCTTTTTCTGGTTCTACGACAGGAAGATTCGACGATGAAACTTCTGTCTTGATTTCGTCAACTAGCACCTTTTCACCAGTGTCTTTTAAGAGAACAGGCGGATCCAGTACGACTACACCTTCTTGAGGAGAAGAAGTAATAACATTTCCAACCGCCTCAAAAAAATCGCTTTCTGAAGGCGGAGAAACTCCCATTTTTTCACACTTTTGCTGCAGCGTAACAAAAGTAGAAATCCCAGATGAACTTAGAAATTCCTTTAAGTTGGTCTTTCTTTTCTTTAACAAATCGACCAATCTAATGGGTGGAAGCTTTTTAACACTAAATTTTGACATTTTTCCTCTTTTGAATATTACTCGGTTGCCTCTAAATTATGCAGCAAGTCAGAAATTACGTTTTGGAATTGAGGCGAGGCGGCGACATGACGAATCTTTTCGTCGGTCAACTCAAGTCCCCATTCACGATCAAAGGCTTCTGCAAATTTTGTCATAACCCTCAGAATATAATTCCTGGCTGACGAATGGTTCATTACGAACCCAATTTCTGACATGATGTCGGCAATCTCGCGATAGTTGATACCATCGTCATCGAGTACCGTTGCATAACCCTTCATGTTCTTCTTGTTGTTCATGGCTTAATTCTTTGCAGCGCGTATTTTCTACTTTGAAGTTCTAGCAATCTATCGTTAAGAATGTTTTGTACGTTATTTTCGTTTTGTTGCGCTTTAACTTGTTGGTTGTCTATCGTTACTTCTAACTCACGCAATCTTCGCAAACAAGAAAAAGAAACTAGGAGATTAAAAAGAGAAACGACGAGTATGACTATATCCGAATAGATCATGTGAGTCCTTGTCCAGACGTAATCATGTTAGCTTCCTCTTCCGTAATCTGATAATCCTTCGCTTCGACATCTTCGTAAAGACCAAATCGCAATCGCAGAATTGCAGCTTCTTTTACAGAGAGATTCGACATAACATTCTTGACGATGACTAACATTTCCTTTTTCGCCAACGACTCAAATGGATCGTTGGCGAAGTTCGTATCTTCAAGTTTGTCCTCCAGAGTAGAATTGCCGTCGTCGCCAATTTGCTGTTGAAGAGAAACAATGTTCTTTCCAGACTGCATCGTTGCCTTGACAACAGTCTCCGACACGTCAATCAGTTCCGATAACTCTTCCGAGGTAGGACCATAACCTTTTAACTCTTTAAACGCGTCCGAAGCTTCAATTAGCTTCTTTTGCGCTGAAACAGCATGAGCTGGCAATCTGATAATCTTCTTACGCTTTAGGACATATTGACTAATTGCTTGCTTGATCCACCAGGTAGCATAAGTTGAAAAGCGAAAGCCTTTCTTCCAATCGAACTTATCGATTGCTTTAAGCAGGCCCAAATTCCCCTCTTGGATAAGATCCTCAAGAGGAATATTGTGCCCCTTTTGCTTCTTAGCGATATAAACGACCAATCTAAGGTTGGATTCTGTCAATTTCTGGCGTGCCTTAACTGCATCCTTACCTCCCTTTTCGTATGCTTGAAAAAGCTCCACGAGCTCATCATGCTCCAATTGCGGATAGGTTTGCAACGATCCCAAGTAGTTTGAAATCGTATTTTGCTTTGACAGATTATTCAACATCTTAGTTCTCAGTTCAATTCGGTTGTGACAGCGGTCTCAGTGGAAGTAGAGTCTAGAATATCTTCTGCGTCCGAATGAGAAACAAACTTCTTCATATATTCAACGTGAAGTTGCGAGCGCGTTTGACGAACATTTTGCTCACGCTGAAGATATGCAAGCTCGACCTCCCACAGAAGAGGATCTCGACCCATCGAAAGTAGACGGTTCCTCTCGTGCTCAAGACGATTCATTCGGTCGTGAATAGCCTCCTCAGCCATGTAACCGATGTCGTCGGTGCTAACGACCTCAGGAGCCTCGAAATCGAAATCCTTACCAAACTTCTTGTTCTTCTTCGACATTGTGTTTTTCCTATCTTTGTAATGTAAAGTCAGTGAACGTCATTGTACATGGAGCACATAACTCGCTCCAATGCTTCGCTAAGTTCCTTTAAGAAAGTTACTGAATCGAAAAATTCGAGTTGCGTAATTTTGTCACCACTCGTAAGCTTAAATCTACCGTGACTTGAGATTTGAACGCGCAATCCATCTTTAACATAGATCGACTGCCAAACCTCTCTTTTTTCCATAAGCGACACTACATTCGACATATTGATACTTTAACCTAAGGACTAAAAACTTTGCATCAGTCGATCAGCTGAATTGTACCCCACTCATCAGGCGCGATTGTGTAAATTACCTTTTTAACGCCGGCTGCGCGCATGCGACCCTGACAACCAGAGCAAGGCCGCGACAACGTCCATTCGCCAGTCGACCGCAAAACTCGAGCGACCCAAACGATAGAATCCGGAGTCAGTTTTCTAACGACTCGAGCCTCGGCATGATGAGTAGGAACTACATTCGCAGCAGCAATATTCTTTGCCGTAACAATAACCCCATCTTTTCGTAGGCCAACTGCACCCAAGCAAAAAGATCTATTGTCGAATTTTTCTGGTTTATCGCGAGCAACTTCCGCCGCCATCACCAACATTCTTCTATCGATCGACATGCTTAATAGAACTTTACCGTAGTGGTCTGCTTCTTTGCACAGTATTTAATCTAGGAGGAAATTATGAGCGTTAACGATTCATTATCGACTTCGAAAGAAGGTTTAGAGCATATCGTAAAATGGGAAGGACTAATCTTAAAAAGATATATCTGTCCTGCCGGAAAGCCAACGATAGGCGTTGGGCACGTAATTCTTCCAGGAGAAAATTACCAAGTAATTACGCGAGAACAGGCTTTCGAAATTTTAGCAAAAGACGTAGAAAGATTCGAAAGAGCTATAAAAAAACACATAACTGTTCCTTTAAATCAAAATCAATTTGATGCTCTTGTTAGTTTTATCTTTAACACGGGCGAAGGTGGCATCATTAACACAGGCGTACAACAAGCAATAAACGCAGGCGATTTTGCAAGTGTGCCTGCAAAATTAGAAGAGTGGAGTAAGTTTAGAGTTAGTGGAAAACTAAAGGTTAATCAAGGACTTCTAAATCGCAGAAAATCTGAAAGTCAACTTTTTATGAAACCTATGCAAGCTGTTAAGGTTGCTACGACCAACTGGACGAAAGATAGATTAATCGAAGCTCAAAACAAATTGTCGAAATTAGGACTTTATAAACTAAAAGTAGATGGAATTTGGGGACCTGGTACTTCTGCAGCACTTCAAAATTTTGCAAAACAAAAAGGATTAAATCTAGGTAAAAATTACGACGTTGAAATACCCAACGATGTGTACGAAAGTCTCATTAATTCATGAGGTTTTATTTGTAGATGAATAGAGGTCCTTATACCAGCCACCACCCTTCAGACTAAAACCAGCACCACCCGAAATTAGCCTCTCAAGAGACTTTTCATGACACTGTGGACAATCCTTTAGGGGTTCGTCTTTGATAGACTGCGTGGCTTCAAACTCATAACTGCAACAACTACAACGATATTCGTAAGTCATCTTAAACCTCGTTCAAACGCTAGTCGATGAAACTGAAATTATGGTAGGAAACATGACCAATTGTCCCTTTAGTTCTGGGACGCCAGGTTGCCTAGTCGTCTTTAAAGGACCCTGATGATTCACCAGGATAGACAACTGAGGATCGACCAATAGGTCTGAAAATCTTTTTTCGACGCCATCGACCCAACAAACTTGAGACACCAATTGACACACCTGAGAATAGTCGGAATGTAGCGCATCATGGGCAGTCGCATTTGGCTGGATAACCTTTACGACAGAACCATTCAACCTATTGATCGACGAAGGAACGGAAAAACCCTTAATTCCCTGATAAGAATCTCCCGTAAAGTGCCAACCATAATTGCACGCCCGGCCCAAAAGCTGTTCCAATTTTTTGTCGAGAATCCAATGTTTGCCCGGGTCTGCAACCAGCCCCGAGCTTGAAGACAATTTCTTTAGTTTGTTGTCGACATTGCTAGAGTGTTTGACCATCGAAGCGACCGTAGAAGAAATAGGCATCGGCGCAGGGTCAATCCTTCTTACAGCCCGCGCATAAACTAGATCAGCAAGTTGCGCAGTCATCAATGACGCGTCGAATAAATCTGCAAGATTTTGTTGAAGTTTTGCGCTGACATTAACTCGCACGCCGTCGATCTTTAGCGCGTCTTCCATTACGTTGAATTTAGCGACAAATCCACTCGCAGTGTACTCGACGGGAACCCAAGCAGCTTCGAATTCGCCAGCGATGACACGGTCAATAATATACTTTTCGCGATCGATTAATTTTTCCGGGAAAGTCACAAAGTTATCTTATATCGCTTAAGACAAATTGTTCATTTCAACTTTGGCTTGCGTTTTCCCATTTGGTCGTAGTTTTGACCATCACCTTGGTGATTTAATTGATAGATCGGGGATGAAGGTTCATGACCTTGATTCGTTTCTTCTTCTTCGAGTGGCGACGCGAAACCGCCGAAGCCCAACCTGTCTAAATCGTCGGAATCAACAGGTTCACCATTGCTCGCACGCCAGCGACCAGGAACATCAGCTTGTTCTTCCAAGACTTCTCTGATTAATCTTCGTAATTGCGATATGGTTAACTTCATACTGTTTAATATATATTATGCGAAGCTCCATATGCGCAATCAAGATTCTGAAACATCGTTACCAGAGGGCAAAAAAAAGAAAAATACGCTCTGGGGAAACATTCGCGCTAGGCGTGCAGCTGGCAAACCACGTCTGAAACCGGGTCAAAAAGGTTACCCTAAAACCCTAAACATCGAATCTGCTCTTAAAGAATTAATTCTTTTGTTGATACAAGAAGAAATTAAGAAGTAATAGGTTTGTCCATGATTATTGCGCACCTCGTCGTCGTAAGGACGTCCCTGTGGATATTCGTTTCGACCTTAAACATTAACATCGAGCTTTAATCTTCGATGATATCCACGATTAGATCGTCGCAGTCAGTTTTGCGAATAATCCTATGCCAAGATCGTGCATGAATTTTGTGTTCCGTCCCCGGGACCAACAGCCTAGGTAATTCATCGTCGAATTGTAGATACCAACCGCGAGCCTCGATTATCTTGACTGTTCTGTTTCTCTCATCCCGATGCCAAATCAATTCATCCGCATCAACGGTTTTCTTAAAAATTCGTCGACGAATATTAGCTGCCCCAATCGACTCCTCGAACGGAAACATCACCACCAACCAGGAATATTCCTTCCAAAAAACTTTGTTGCACGACAGGCCCAATAACCAGGTTTGGTTCTATCATCCTTGTCGGCACAATTATGGCGGTCACCGAACGACTTTCTTCTCTTACGAGCTGCATCGGAGTCTCCCATCGCGTCGGGCATCGAAGATCCAAAAGAAACCTTCATGACTTTTCCTGTTTTCGGATTTCTAACGTAAACGAAAGCCTTTCCACCAGATCCTCGTTTAGGCTTGCCAAGCTCTACTTCTCTACCTTTATATTCCGCCTCTTTTAGCTCTTGCATCGGAAAATCAAGCGGGACTTTTTCGCCTTCGAATTCTGCCCACTCGCCTAAATTCGACTCTAATAAATCAACTTCGAATTGTGATTTTGGAGTGTACATATTTTCTCGATATAACCATCTAGCTTCTTTTATTAAAGAAAAATATTTGTCGGTTCCAGCGCGGTAAACAGGCGACTCAAATGATACTCCTTCTTCTAAGTGCCATCGCAATCCTTCAGACAACGATGGCGACAAACCATTTTCATCTGCGATTTTAAGGTACTCTTCTCGAATGATTTGTCGTACATTCTTTTCGCTGGTCATGTGTGCTATTCTCGACTACTTAATGATATACTAAAAATATGATGATGCTGTCGAAAAAGAACCAAGTTTTTTCTCTTTTAATCTTGACCGCGATGTCGACGGGAGTTTCATGTGTGGGGGGCGTCGGCAGTATCTATCCCGATCTTTTCAAGGATGAGCCTGACCAAACGGATCCAAAGCGTGATAACCTTGAACACGATGAGGACATCGACCTGAAGGATTTGGTTGACAATCTACCCGAATTTACGTCGACTCAAACCGGGCAGGGCGGCGGATCCACGACGACCAGTCAACAGAACGCATCCTCAAGTTCTGTCGGAGGACAAGGAGGAACTGGCGGTTCTAGCAGTAACGTTGGCGGCGCAGGCGGAGCGAACGGCGTGGGCGGTGCTGGAGGAGATGCGACGAGCTCTTCAACGAATAGTTCAAGTAGCTCTGCTTCGTCGTCCGTAGCTTCATCTAGCAGCTCTTCGGTTTCTTCCTCGGTAGCATCCTCAAGTTCTGTCGCAAGTTCCTCAAGTAGCTGTGGAGGCGGAATGGTCCACAAATGGAAAGAACAACCTGTCATCTACGTTTCGGGTCAATCAAACGCGACAGGTGGGTGGTTTCCCGCGGCAGGTGTATATAATTCACAAAACATCACGACCTGGGATCCTACCGACGAAAAGTGGAAAATGGCGAAGGCAGAACTTGGAGGAGAATACTACTTCGGCATGGGTCCATGGGCCGGCCGACTGTCGCGAAAGTTGCTAGATATGTCCATCGTTTCCAGCACGACACTCAAGATTAAAAACCACGGGTGGCCAGCAATGTCTCTTAGCTATTTCTTGCCAGACTCGAAGGAACCCAGCAAGCGCAACGCCGCTCTAAACGACTACATCCAAGCCCGTACTTCTTGGACGAAATCAGGTTCTGAGCCCAACGTTATTTGCTGGTCACAGGGTGAACAAGACGCGGGAACGCCGAAGGACACTTACTACAAGGGACTTAAGTCTCTCGTCGATGCTTGGCACGTCGACTACCCGAAGGTCGAAGTCATCATCATGGTCAAAACCGCAGAAGGTGCCTGTAGCGGCAACTCGAACAAGGTCAGAGAAGTCCAAGAACAAATCGCCCAGGAATATCCTGAGATTTCTCTGGTCAACCTCGACGAC